ATTTGGAAAAACTTGCTCTTGGGTAACATTTTGTGTCTTGACTTCACCATTCCTATAAAATGAATCAACGACATCCTCAGTTGTGTGTATTAACTTAACCCCGCGATACAACTCATCAATGTCAGAAGAAACCCTCATGCTGAGGTAGTCTTGGCACTTCAGACCCATGGCATCACATTTTACTCGAATGTTAATGTCTTTGGAAACCAAGACAAGGTTCTCGTCTTTATATGATAGCATGAAACCAATGATCATATTGTCGACACTGGAACTTACTGATAATTCTTTTGGTAATAATGTTGCAGGATCTTGAGGAGAAGGAACAATTCTAATAATTCCACCGCCTCTAGTTTTTACGCCATCATGGAAGCTACCATCAACTCGCATTGCGTCTAAGGCTCTGCTTACTTGTCTAGCATTTCTACCAACATCATCATTTCTAGTCTTATGTTTATCCAGTTCTTCCAAAACTAGAATTGGAATCAACAAGTTATTGTCTTCAAAACTGTTGATAGAGTCTGGGTCACTTAGCAAAACGTTTGTGTCTAGAACATAAGTCTTTGTCATGTTGTTATTTCTATATGAACAATGGTAATTTCATTACATAAATTATAAACTAATCCTTAAGATCTAACGAAATGAAATTACCCGTAATTAATAACACCAAATGTTTTGAAGCTCATTCTACCCATAAGGTTAGCTGCCAGAAGAAAAGCTGCCGACATTATATCAATAATTCCGACAGCTTTAATTGTGTTGTTATCGCTTCTCAAAACGGACCTTATACGCTTCAAAAAATTGGAAAAATCTATGGATTAACAAGAATGAGAATTTGTCAGATCGAAAAGAGTATCATTCAAAAAATAAAGAATTTGATTCTAATTTAATTTCAATTCTTTTTCTTTGATTTTTTCTTGGAAAAACCTAGAGTTGTTTCTGCAACTGAAGATACTTCAACTACAGTTTCTTCAGTTGAAACAGTTTCAGAAGCTAATACTTCTTCAACTTTCAACTCTTCTGCAACTTCATTTATTACTTCTTGTACCAACGGTTCTTCCATCGCAGGTTGTTCAACCTTAGATTCTTGAACAGGTTCAACGTGTTCAACATGTTGTTTGACTTGCTCCTGTCTAATCTCTGATACAACCTTTTGTTTGCTGGCGAATACTACCTTCGGTAGTTCATGTTCAACAACTTCTTTTGAAGAAACCAACTTTCCTGTTTTATCAAGTTGTGTGTGAGAAGTTGTTGGGTCTAGTTTACGTTCGTGAATATTTGCTAAAATTGCTCTTCTTGGTGCGGGCATTGTTACCTCATATGAAAATGGGATACATGATATATGTATCCCATCGTAAAAAAACGACCAATTTTAAGGATTTCAGTCCTTCTTCTTAGTCTTATCAAATGTAATTGTAAGCTTGACAAGATCTCCGGCCTTTGCCTTCAGCTCGCGAAGACCCTTGCGAACTCGAACACCAGCTGCGGCTGTGCCCTTTGCATTCTTTGCAACATCATGCTCAAGTGCCTCGACGAGTGCCTTAAGATCTGCCCACTTAGCTAAAACTTCATTTTCAGACATGTTTTATATCCTCCTCGTGAAAATATAGGTCTCACGATTCAGGAGTAAAATTATGTCACAATAAAATCAGGTGGAAACATATTTCGATTCATCTTATAGAAACGATCCCAGTCACCATCTAGGATATAAGACTCTGCGTGATCACTTTCATTTCTAATAGATCTACCCAACGATTGAATGACAGATTTGGCAGTCATGTAAGGATACCAGAATCGATTCTTTTCCATTCTCTTTTTAACAACAAGATCGCCAAGATAAGGAAATGGAACCTTACAAATTATTTGAAATCTACTGTTATCATCAAATAGATCGACACCTTCCATCATAGAAGGACTTAGTAGAACTGTTGCATCTTTTGACTCAAGATGAAACTTTAACATTTGATCTCTGTTCGTAGAATCATGCATCAACAGCCTTGGCGATTCTAGTGCATCATTGATGTATTTGGCCACTTTATAATTTGAACAGTGAATTATGCCTTTGTCTTTTGAATGTTTTTCTAAGAGCATCCTGACGGCCTCTGCCATGGCCGGTAAGGTATTGTCTATGTTGTTCTTAGACATAGATCCAACTGGAATGAAATGAATCGGCCTGTTTTCAACAGGAAATGGAGATTGAATGTTTAGATAAGCAGACACCGATTGATCAATTCCAAGAGATTCAAAAAAGATGTCTTTATTGACTATCGTTGCCGACATCAATAGAACCCTACCGCCGTTCTTAAAAAATACATCATGACTGTATGGCGAAACATCAATCGGTTTAAATTCGAATTTTTTTCCTGCCTTCTTGTTATCAGCAGCAGGATATACTACGTTTAGAATCCAGTTGTCAGGCTTATAAACATCAAGGAACCTATCAATCTTACAGACATGTTTGTCAAGCATCTCATACTGTTTTGAGAATGAACCGTATCCTTCAATGTCACCGCTAAGCTTGGCCAAAGATTTCTCAAGTTCCTTCATATATTTACTTGCAGCCTTAGAGTATGTCTTCTTGATCCAATCGTGAATAGACTCCTGATCGTAGCTTTTTGGCATCTTACATTTCAATACATCTCTAGCAAACTTTTCAGAGAACGTAACTTCAATAAACTTTCCGAGCTCAGATTCAGTGTTGTGTGCCTCATCAACTACCAATAATGCTCTAGGTTCAAGCTTCCCTGCATACATTGTCTCTGCTAGAAAATAAGAAAAATTCGTGACTGAGACTGGTGAATCTATGAACTCCTGCTTCTCTAACCCATAAGGACATTGGGTTTTGCATTGCTTCTGAAATTCAGATCCGTTTAAGTGTTTTGCTAGCTTGCTAAGAATCCTTCTAGATTCTGCACAGTTTTGATCAGAATAAAAAGAACATTGATAATTTGAACTGGACTTAATTGACCGTAACAGGGGAGTTTTGTCTTTTCCTCCTCCGAAATCACGAAGGTACTGTTCCTGCAAGATCTTTTGAGTTGTGATAACATATGCACCGGTCATCAAGTCACCATCCTTATTCCTCAATGGAGGAGCATGTGACTCAAGATACCTGGCTATCGTTATTCCAATAGCAGACTTGCCAACACCAGTTCCAAGCTCTAGAGCGACGAACTGTTTTCCAGATTCATAAGCATCAATTGCGAATTCAATCGCTTGTGCTTGTTCTTTCCTGATCTTCGGAAAAGGAAAGTATCGAACATAATCATGTGCAGGCATATCACCTAAAGTATAACACTTAGGTGAGACATTACACCGGATCAGCGGCCAATAATTTTATCAACGATTCCAAGCTTGATAGCGTCTTCTGCGGTGAGATAATAATCATGCCCAGATTTCATAATTGAGTCGATCTGGTCTCTTGACATCTTGGTCTCTTTCTCAAGTGCACCAGTCATCAAGTCATGTAGTCTCTTGTGCTCGTTTGTCTCACTCATTGATTCGAATACGTTTCCATAGAAACCACCAGAAATTGGGTGCATCATTAGACGAGCAGAAGAACCTATCAATCTCTTACCCTTCACACCAGAAGCAAGCAAAAGAACACCGGCCGACATGACCTTACCCAAAGCAATGGTATGGACTGGACATGGTAGGAATCTAATGGTGTCATACAAGGAGAACATTTCATCAACCGATCCACCATAAGTCGAAACAACAAGATGAATTGGTTTGTGATTCTGATTCGCTAGGTAGAGAAGTTGGACAATTGATGCTGCAATAGATTGCTCGCTAACGCCACCATAAAGAACAACAATTCTGGAATCTTCATTTGGATGCATTAAGATGCTAGTATCATGATCATCTGAATTTGTTTTCCGCGTTGGAGCTCCATGCCTATTTTGTGGTTCAACTGATCGTCCCATTGTCTTCCTTTTTTGAAATAAAGATTTCGTCTCCAGCTAACTCTTTAATTATGTTAGTCATTGTCTGGACATACTCTATGTTCTCAAGTTCCATAGACAAAAGATATATCAAGAACATTTGTTGACGTTGTGTCAATCCGATGTTAAGGACCTCTTTAACAATCTTACGACATTCCTCATTTTCTTTAGCAAGTTTTTCTGAAGTTAATTGTCCGTAAGTTTGCATGATTAATCACCTATTGTGTCTTTTCTTGTATGAGAATCTACCTTAAACAAGGTTTCTCCTAATATTCTCACATACTTTATTACTTTATCGTCATCTTCATTGTCATTTGTTAAAATGACAATATCACCCCAACGCTTATTTTCGACTATGTATCTAGCATGTTCCCATGTAGGCAAATCGCATTGATATCTTTCAAGAACACCAATTAAGCTTTGATTCATTCCAACTTTTATGTCTTCAATAGACATAATAGAACCCATAGATTCTTTTCCCTGCATGATCTCAGAAGTACAAATGTCGACAACTTTATGAACTAATCCGCAATTATTACATTGCACGTATTTTTGTTTTGTTACGTCTTCAATAACTTCCGAAAAAACTACAAATCTGTGATTTTTAGAGTTCGGGGTATTTTTAAATTGAGGTAGAACGCACCTACAATTTATTAAATGTTTTTGTCCAAAAGTTGCCATACTTTTTTAAAAAAGCTTATTTTCTTTTTTTTGAAGACAATTGTTCAGATGTTTGAGAAGTGATGTCTTTGCTAATCTTTTCAAACTTAGTAGAAAAATTGTTATAACTTTTGTTATAACCTTCTGCTATTGAAGCATCAAGAAGACTAAACAATTTTGGAAGTACATCTTGATCAATTTTCAATTGATCAGAATTCACTGCAGAAACCAAGTTTTTTTTAGCGGTTTCTTTTAAGAATTCAATCATTTCCCAAGAGGCTTTATCAAGATTATGCTTTAACATGAATATAGGTTAGTCTTTTTAAAAGAAAAGTAAATAGCATCATAAACAAATAATAGCCCCAAGGGTCTTTATTTGATTAAAAAACTTTATTGATATTTCTTTTGAAATATTTGTAGTTGCGTAAAGATCAATTTTTCCATCTTGAATTAAGATTCCATAATCCAACATTGACTTTACTGATCTAAGAATATGATCAATCGCTTGAGATTTAAGAACATAATTTGAGTCATCTGGCAATCTTATGACGACATTACTTCCTGTCAATGACTTAATTCTAGCCGTGACAAGACTTTCTATGTCTAAGTTTGAAGTCTTTGCTTTTTCAAGCAAGTTTCTAACATGAATGTTAACGTTATT